TTAACGATATTTCGACGTGGAATGGTTTATTATTGATGATTTTTCTAGTTGCTATAATAATATGTTTGTTGTCGAAAACCAATTTATACTATCAAAATCCAGTACTAATAATACTGAAATATAAGGTGTATAAATTTAAATTTGTTGACAATGAGCATTTGCCAGATGGAGAGTATATTGCATTGATAAGAGGCAATATGGATAGTCGCAACACAATAGAGTACAAGAAGATAGAGGACAATGTTTTAGTTATCAGAAAGGAAGGATAAATTCATGAATAAACATGAGATAACATCAAAAATTAAAGAAATTACAGAAACAGGTGCAGTGTGCGGTGTTGATGTATACGTCTGCTTAAAAGGTGAGGAGCAGGAATTTTATATTGAGAAGATGATATCGATGAATTCCTTGAAAGATAGAATTCGGTCTATTGCTTTGGAGATTATTAATACACAGTATTTGCAAGATGAGGTGGTGTACTGTGATATTTTAGATGTTATAGATAATAAAAAGGCAGTTTATGTTTTGGAGCAAAGTGATGAGTACAAACCATTTGCCTTGCTAAATGATGATAGTATGGATGAGGTTTTCAATTTTGACGAAAAGGACATAGGAAATGTCCTTGGCTTTTTATTCAAAATAAATCTAAATAGCAAGAAATTGTTTATATATCAGCAAGCATATGTAGGATCCAGATTGCAAGCAAAAAATAATCTAAGAATAATACAAAAAGATAATGTGTTTGAAATTGTCGATAAAGAAATGCTGAAAATCGATAAAAGAGGAGAATTACTTATTTTAGATAATACTATATTGGTAAGAAATGTTAAGGTTCTTCAAGATTTTTTTGGCTTTCAAATGTTTGTCCGTAACCAAGCACAGAGTGTTATTTCCAAACTGGAAGAATTAGATATTATTGGAAATATAGCTACATTGAAGGAATATCAAACTGGAGAAAAATTAACTATATCCAAAAAACTTATGAAAGTGAAGAATTCACCGGTGTTGGCGATGGATAAAGATGAACTCATAAATAAAATACCATTAGTTCCTCGATATAAAAATATTATACATATTGAAAATGGTAAGATTCGTACAAATACGAAAAAAGATGTCGATAATCTTATGAAATTGCTTAATGATGATTATGTTAAATCGGAATTGACTGATATGGAGTATGATAGTACGTCCAAAACATTATTAAATAGTGAAAGTCAAGATGAATGAATTGTAATGCTTTAATTTCCCAACCCCTGCGGTATGCGCATGGTTATAAAGTTTCAAATGTAGGAAGATAGCGTAACTCATAATCATGCATGGGCAATTGTAAAGTGGGGAATTTCTCATTACCATATTACAATGTAAAAAGATGAATTGCAGAATTAACAAAAAGTGTTTGGTTTGAAAGGAATGTATGCAATGGAAAAACTACCAGTATATAGTTTGAATAAAAAGAAGGGGAATCTTGCGGCAGATTATTTAAAACGAGTTATATCTAATTTTGCTGTTGTTAATATTATTGATGAATCAGTAGACTTAGGAATAGACATGAGAGCAGAATTGCTTAAGGAAACTTCACCGATAGGTTTATTTTTTAATATTCAGAGTAAAGGAAAAGATGAGGTTGATAGCGAAACAGAAAAACAAGGGTATTTTACAGTGCCGATTAAAATATCAACGATAAACTATTGGCGTCAGCAGAATGATGTAACAATTTTGTTTGTTGTGGATAATGTTATGGGTAAATGTTATTGGTGTAATCCGCTTGAGCAGATTGCGGATAAAATTTCAAGTATCCAAAGCCAAGATACAGTGACAATAAGGGTATATTTGAATAAATATATCGATTTGAGTTCACAAGAATGTCCTAGTAGCATAAGACAAGATATAATGCTATATATGGTAAACCAAGTGGAACATATAAATGAAAAGTTGGAAAAAATCAAGAAAGAATTAATTTCAGGAAGTAAAGTAAATACAAAAACCTCAATTGAATTGCTGAAAAGAATCACTAAAACCGCAAGCCAAACAGTAGGAACATATGAGTCTGTATGTGAGGTGCTAATTGACAATATAAAAAAACAATTTAGTGAAGCATATAATTACGCATGTGAATTAGAAGTCTTGGATGCGATGATTGTGAAAAAATGGTGTAAGAGTGGGGTGTTTGAAGAAAAGGGATTTACGAGAAGCAAGAAGTCATTGAGAGATTTACAAAAAGAAATTGATGAACTGATAAATAAATATGAAAATGACAAGGAAAATCTTGATTTATTGGAACAGTTGCAAACATATGATTATGAGGTTGAAGATTTACTAAAAAATATAGGTGCTTTTTTGTATGAAATGGCGTGTGAGGATAGTCCTTTTGGTGATCATACAGAACTATATCATAAAACAGTTGAAAGAGAATGGAAATATAATTAAAGCAAATATATGCTGAAAGTAGGTGAAATATATGAATCATGTAAAATTCATGTTTAATAGAATAAACAACTACGATTTGCTTTATGAAGATATTATGGAAGGTAACCAAGAGTGGGGAGAAAACACTAAACGAGTTGAAGATCATACTAAAGAATATGTTACACAGGTGATGAAGGATATAATGCCTAATCTTTTAAATAAAAGCACTTTGAAATGTTTGGGATGTTTAGAACGTATTGCTAATGAAGTTTTCGCATTGGAAACCGATTCTGCTGAATATAAAATTACTTTTACTATTGATACGTTTCAGAATAAAGATGCGAGAATTATTATAGACATAGTACCAAAATACATTTATGAGGGTATAGAAAAGTGCTATGATCGTTATTTGGAAAAGTTAAAAATAGAAATTAAGAAGAGAATGAATGTAGACTGGAAAAGATGTGATTGGTTGATTGATGAGCCTTCGGAAGCATTATGTACCGAATTGTATTCTGAATTCTTTAAGTTAGAAAATAGAATTCGATCTTTTGTAAGTAGAGTACTTACATTACATTTGGGGGTAGATTGGCTTAGTAGCTGTGGATTGGAAAAATATTATAACTCAGCAATACAGTTGTCAGAGACATTTAAGCAAAAGGTTCCGGAATTAGATGATATTAATGCCGAGTTGATTTCTCTGACATTAGAATCTGTGTTTGAAATTGTTTTTAAATGTAAAGTGTATGAGAATGATATTGTTCTTTCGAGAGCGGAATATGTACAGCTTGAAAAAATTTTGACGTCAGGCAAGGAAAATGAAAACGCAAAGAATTTTATTCTGAAAAGAAGAAAAAAAATTGCTGATATATGGGAAGATATTTTCAAACAGTATTTTGATAAGCCTGAAAAGTTTAAAGCAGATGTAAATAAATTTATAAACAGTCGAAATCATATTGCGCATAATAAGCTTATTACATGGAATACGTATAACGCAATAATATCAGAACTAGATGAAATTGAAGATGATTTAGATTATGCAGATGATAAATTTGATCAAAAAGAAATATCTAAAGAAGTAATATTAACAAGAGAATACGAAGCAGAACAAGAGAGTGAGGAACGAGAATACTGGCGAAACAGAATTGTGCAGGAAACAGGGATTGAAATATTAGATGAGGAAGGAATATATGATAAATTCTGCGAAACATTAGAAGATTTTTACCAAGATATTTTGAAACAATTTCAGTATGATCCTTGTTTTGATATTGAAGAAATTGAAACAACTATATATGATGGAAAAACACATTTTTTCGATATAAAGTGTAAGGCATTAGAGCATAATACTGTTGAAGTATACGTTGAGATGTTTATTGATGATGATATGGGAGAGAGTAGTTCGTGTTCAATTATTTGCAAAACAGAAATTGCAGAAATCTTTAGAGCAAAATGCCTCTTTGTTAATGGAAGCGGTTGCGAAGGAGATGAATGTTTGATGCAGGCAGAACAGGATTCAGAGTATGATGATTCGGAGGTAGAAGAATTAAAACTCAAACTTATAAAATATGTAATAGAGAAGCTGAATCCCATGATTGCTCAATTGAATCTCATTAAGGAAGAT